TTATAATTCTTTTGCGGGAACTATCTTGAGTGTAGCACAAATGACTTTTTTATTTGTCTAGCTTAATTTTACAATCGGCGAATATATTTGTTGTATTTTGCTCCATTCAATGTTTCTAAATGATGAACAACCGCACGACCTCCAAATTCCACTATATGCGTTTTTGGAACAAATACATAGTTCAAATCCCAATTGTCTCCTAGGCTTGTACTTGTGTTATATGGTTGATATAAAAATAACCAGCCAGAAAGACATTGATCCAATGGTAAACTCGGATTAATTGATTGATTTTCCCCCATATACCATGCTCCTGACCAAACTTTTTTACCTACATTTAAAATATTTGTTTCAGATAACTTATTTAGTAACTTTTCAAGACTATCAAAATTTTCTTCAATAGCTTCTGCTCCGTTCTCCATCCCTCGATAAATTCTGGTTAATTCCATATTCTCAACATCCTTTCTATATAATTAAATCAAACACTATGGATCGACTATTTTTTTCATCTATAAGTAAATATTTATATTCATTAATTTTTACTGGTAAAAATTCCGTTGTATAATCCAAAGGAATAGATACAATGCACTCTGAAGAATTAACATGTCTTACAGTGCTTTGAATTGATTGAGAAGCACTACCGCCAAATAACCCTGTTGGTTCTGTACCTAAAGGCAGTACACCTATACCATGTGTCCAAGTACGAACATTAACGACTGGTTGAGCTCCTAAATTGTGAACAATAGTTACATCAAAACCAACTGGAATTACAGAAGCAATAATATTTTCAAAATATTCTAGCCGTTCATCCAACGTTTTAAAATTCCCCAAACGTTCACTACTTCGAGCATCGATAACTTCGCTATCTGTTGTAGCATTTGCGATTACATCTTTAAAACGTTCCTCTAAATTGGTTTGACGTTGTTCTACTTTAGATTGGCGTTTTTCTGTATTTTCAGAAATAGCCTTTATTTTATTAAATAAAACACTGGTATACTCCATCATACGAGCTAAAGATTCTCGAACATGTCGTCGATACATCTTTGTTCGAATCCACAAAGCGAACGTTTGAGAAATAGGATCAATCACACCGTTTTTTATTTCATCTTGCACCTCATCGACATCGGTCGGGTCTTAATAATCAACTGTTGTATTTGGTTCATTTGTTGGTCGAGTATCCTTAAATTCTTGTGCCAACCGTCTCACCTCTCTTATTTTTCTAATTTCTCTACGCGCTTAATTAAATCGTCTAACGCCTTTTTCATCTCAGTTTGAGCAGTACCTACAGATTCGACTGTATTTGTTAAATCACTTGCTAATTGTTTAAAGGCTTCCGCCGATTCTGTCACGGTTGTTGATAATTCACTGGTTAAGTCTTCCAAAGAACTAACTTTACTACTTTGAACAGATAAATCATTGTCAAATTCTTCCTGTCTTTTTATCAACTCTGATATGTTTTGAACTCCTGCCGTCGCAAATTTTTTTACGTTTACTAAATTGGATTGAATAGCTTTTATTTCGTTTTGATAATCGGTCAGTTTTTTCTTTTTCGAACCAATAGTCAAAGTAACCTTTTGCGGTTCTAAAATACTAAATTTTTTCTCAATCACTTGTAATCGTTCTACAGCATAAATAAATTGATTATCTACTTTATAACTGTTTCCTAAAGTGATTAATTCATACCTTTTATCCAATAGCCCTAACTCAATGGCTTCAACTGTCCAAGTTACCAGCATCAAGCTTTGGTCTTTTAGCCATTGCAACCCTCGACGTTTTAAAATTGATGGGTCTTTGACATTTGAAAATTCTACAATGCCCGTGTTTAATCCAAATTTTTTGATTAACGCTTCATCATCAAGGTAATTCTTACCGCCATTTACTTTTTCGATGGTGTATTTAGGTCGTGAAAAATCTGTTCCCACTTCAATATCAGTATTTGACGTATCTTCAATATCTTGACCGACGGGCACAATCCTTGTAAACAATTCAGAAATATCAATATCTCGAGTAGCACTTTTTAGATTTTTGGTTAACTGTAAAGGAGTTTCACTGTTCACACCATAATTAGATAGATAATCTAAATAATTTATATTTCCAACGCGTCGAAGTGTTAACGTACCGCCCAGCCTATCCAACAATTTTTCTTTAATGGTATCAGCTGTACTTTGATAGCCTAATCCTCTTAGCAAGTCCCCATTATCTACAACATTCACTTCACCAAGCCGAAACTGCTTATGCGCTTCAACTTGTTTATTGTGTGCATCGAGTATTTTTTGTAAATAAGCAGATACAGTCATCCGTGTTGGTTTCATATAGGTTTGAACAGAATCATATAAAAAAGCTTTCTCATCCTCCGCTAAAAGAGTTTGAGAAAAGCTTCCTGATGCTTCCATTTTATTCGTGATTTTAGCAACTCTACCATAAAAAATTTCTTTATTTCTTGTAACATCCAGAATCTGGATAAAGTGAATAATCGGCTCAATCTTTTGATAGTATTTATTGTTAATATTAAAGGTAAATTCAAAAGTAGAAATTCCTAATCCGTTAAGCGATAAATATACTTCACTATCTTTGATTTTCTCACCATAGCTATATGGCTCATGAACAATCTTTGGATTCTTTCTGTTCGGATTATCAAACAATAATACTCGATACATTAGACCATCACCTCACTAGACATAAAGAAAGAGATATGACCTTCGCCATAAATAGTTAAGTGGTTGGTCCCTCTTTTTAATTTAAAGAAATAATCTTGCGATTCGCCTTTCGGAACTTTTATTGTTGTTCCGTCATCAGTAGTTAATTGCATTGTAGACGTTGCCTTTATTGTTGGACTAGAAGCATTCGCTCCCATATTGATAAGAAAAATTTCTCTTTTTCCGTGAATATAGTAGCCTATCCAATTGTCGGCGCTATCGTCTGTGAAATAGTCCTCGTCAAAGACATCGGAATAAGAAATATTTTCCCTTAAAGCAAAAGGATACACGTCAAATTCTACGGTTAACGTTAATGAATTACTTGACGAGTCATCTTCTGCTTTCACACTTTTGCATTTTCCATACCAGCGAAGCCCTGAACGTAACCAAGAATCATCAATGTAATCAATTCCATCCATCATCAACTCTTCTTTTACTTTCGCCTCTAATGCCTTTCGTTCTTCGTATGGCGTATTAGGTCGCCAAAAAGTAACAGTGACAATGCGATTACTAAAAATTCGTTCTCCTGTAAGCATGGAAAAATCATACTGACCTTGCATGAAAGGGATCTGTTCAATAATTTCCACTTCTTCCGCTGAAGGAGCATCGTGTTCAATAATGTAGAAACCATGTTCTTTGCTATTAAAACGACCTTTGGCCATATATTCTACAATTTCAATCAACTACGATACCTCCCATCTTGCTTTTGTTGTTCTGCTAAATTAAGATTCATTGGGCTACCTAGCGCTCCTACTACTTGACCAGTATCCATAACAACAGTTAAATGTCGTATTTCTTCTAAGATTTCTACCATTTTTCCCATTGGTGTATTATCTATAGAATGTTTTACCTCAATTGCATTTGAACGTTTCATCAAACGGCTACCCGTAATGGATTGATGGATACTTGAAATCATATCTTTTGCACTTTGTACGGCAACTGACGTATCTTCTCGAATACCTGCAGCTACACCTTGTGCAAGGAAAACACCAACATCATATTTCAATAGGCGTGATGGTGATTTAATTTTTGCTTTTTTCTGTGCTTCTGCATTAACTGCGGCTACTAAATTTTGCATAGCAGCCACTGCTTCGCCCTGACTTGCACGAATACCAGAAGCAACACCTCTAGCCATATTTGAACCTACAGGGCTCATATCTACAGAACCTGCACCCTGACTTACCGCATTTCCTAAAGACCTTCCAGCATTATTTGCAGGGGGTAACTGAGTTAAATATCCTTGAATCTTTGCCGCACCTAGCTGACTTCCAGAATTCTTAGCATTTCCTTTTTCAGAATTTATTCCAGCATTTGTCTGTTGAGCATTGCTTTTACCAGCATTTTTATGTTCATTACTTTTACTTCTTGTTCCAGAAGCAGCTGCACTACTATTATCAGCGGCAGCTTTCTTAGAATTAGATTTTTGCGAAGATTGACCACTATTCATCGAAGACATCAATTCTTTACCAACATTATTAAGTTGTGTTTTCCCAGAGTTTAATCCATCAATTAACTGGTTTTTTCCGTCTTGACCATTTCTAAATAAGTCAGGAGGCAACGCTTGTAAAGTATTCACAATGTCAGCTCTTGACATATTCGCCCACTTCGTTGGATCATTACTTTGTAATCCCTGAACTAGTCCGTTAGAGCCATCAATCCCTCGTTGACGTAGCATTCCTGCCAATAAAGCCATTTGTTGGTCAATGCTAGCACCATTATTTACATAAGATTGATAAATGCCTAAAAGCTGTTGGTCTGTAACGCCTTTAAGTTGTGCTAAATTATCAGCTGTCACTGCAATTTTATTTGCACCATTTTGTGAAATAATCGCTAGAAGTTGAGCTCCTTGCTCTAATTCACTTTGTCGTATTTGAGCATTTTGCGTTTGTAATTGTGTAATTTGATTTTGGAAAGCTGCTTTTTCAGATTCCGTTTTTGCTTGGTTCTTTTGTGTTTCTAGTTGCTGAATTTGGGCGTTATTTTCTTGCACTTGTTGCGCTTGAATTTCCCCAAGCGTTCGCAAGCTTGTCAAAGTTTGTTCTTTTTCTTGCTCGCTTAATGCTTGTTTATTAGCCAACTTATTCATACCAGCCTCAACAAATTGTTGGTTCTGTTGTAACAATTGATCCCGAATAATATTCGTTTGATTTTGCAAAGTAGCTCTTTGCTGTTCTGTCAATTCTTGACCCTCTACTGTTTTATTATTCTTCAATTGGTTAGAATAATCAGTATATACCTTCAATAAATCACTATTATTCGTTTGAACAGCTTTCATATACTGGCTTGAAGCATTGGCAAAAGTCTTTTGCTTCTCTGCTTCTGATTTTCCTTCTGCCGCTTCAATTTGCTTGTTATAGGTTTCAACAGCCTTTTTCTGTTGTTCCTTTAAATTCGTAACTAAATCAAGTGTATTCTTGAAATAAGTTTCTACGCCAGCAGTACTACCATTTTGCTGTGAGAAAAGTTCAGTCATTGCCTGTTTAGCTTCATCAAGTTTTGAAGAATAATTTTCAACACTTGAAGAGGCTTCTTCCATATTTAACGAAATTGCTTTCGTAGTGTCTTTGGACTTTTCACCTAATTCTTCGGTGCTTTTAGCAGCCTTTTTTAAGGCAGAATCAGAAAACATTGTATCCCAATCTTTTTCTATATCAGATAAGCTTTTCTTCATATCTTTAAATGCTTTATCAGCACCTTTAGAATCGCCTTTTAATCGTTTCCAAAGTCCTTTTACACCGTTTGAAATTGCCATTATTGCATTTACTACCGTTTTTCCTACAGTAACGATAGCACGTAATCCATCTACAAAACCTGCTATTGCAAAAGTGACACCAACAATTGCTCCAGTACCTAACCATTTAAAGGTATTTCCTAATCCTTTTATTGTTTTAGTAACACTCGAGGAGCTAGGAAGTACACTTTTAAACGATTTTACTATTCCGCTAAAAGCAGTTTTCACGTAGCCTTGAATGTTCATAAAATTGGATTGCACTACACCAACTATCGTAGCGGTTATTGCTACTAAAATTGCTGTTATGGGATTGCTCAACATAGCTCCTGTTAAACTAGCTATAGATCGTATACCCGTTACCGCAAATGTTCTAAAACCTCCACCTGCTTTTGAGGCAGCTACGCCAAGCCCTGATAAAACCGTTCCCGATTTGCCAGCTGCAGAGGATAGGTTTCTTAGCGACCCTACAGGATTAATAACAACAGAGGCAAATTTCGCTAACTTACTGTTAGATAATTGTAAAGAAGCAGAAAAAGAACGAAAAAAGTTAGTAACTTTATTCCCTTCTCCTAGCATATTTAGCTGTCTTTGGCTTGCTCGTAGATTTGCTCTAAATGTATCTAACGTAGGAAAAAGACCTGAAATAGTCTCTCCTAACGTGGTAAATCTTGTTAGTACATTTACATTAACTCCCGCATTTTCAAGCCCAACCAGATTTGCTTTATATTTAGAAACAAACCCTTTTACAGCTTGTAATGCGCTATTAGAACCCCTAATAATAGGATTATTGATAAATTTCTTCCACTTGCTATCGATATTTCCCGCGGTTTCAAACATTGTTGAAATTGTTTTTCCAAAAATGCTTGTCATTTTTCCAAAGACTTTTAACACGGGACCAACTGAAGCTGCTAACGCAATCATTTTCATTATATATTCTTGAGTTTTAGGATTGGCCTCTGAAAAAGCTTTTGCCATCTTTCCTAAAGTTTCAACTAAAGGTTTAGAAGCCTGTAGTGCACTTCTTAATGCATCTACAAAAGGACCACCTAAATCTATTCCCATATTTACGAATTCATTTTTTAACATTCCAAGTTTTGCTTCAGTTGTCTCGTAACGCTTACCAGCTTCATTTGCTAGAGCTGTATTTTCTTTAAAAGCTGAATTACCTCGTTTTACAGCACCTTCAAAGACATCACTTGCATTAGCCGCACGTAATAAACTATCACGTAATCTAACTTCTGTAATTCCCATATCATCTAGCACTTTAATAGCTGATATTCCGTGTTTTTCTGAGTCTTTTAAGCCCTGGATAAATTCAATTAATGCTTGAGATGGATTGCTTTTGAATAATTGTGCAAACTCTTCTCCAGTTCGACCTGTTACATTCGCGAAATCTTCCAGACTACCTGAAGCTTTGCTGGCTTCTTTATACATTTTTTTTAATTCTGAGGTAGGCATTCCCATTTGCTTAGAAATTGCCGTCAGTTCTTTTCCACCCCAGTTTACAGCATGCACAAAAGATTCCCAAGACACGCCTTGCTCCGCTACTGCTTGTTTCAGCGGCGCAAAAGCTTCAACACCTGTTTCTGTTGCTAATTGCATTTGAACCATTAACCGAGAGAACGCTGAACCACCCGCTTCGGCCTCTATACCAACAGATGATAACGCCGCTGCAAAACCTACAATATCTCCTTCAGTCATACCAATTTGTTTTCCTGCACCAGCTAAACGTAAGCCCATCTCTGTAATCTCTGATTCGGTAGTCGCTAAATTATTCCCTAAGTCAACAATCGCTGAACCAAGGTTGCTAAATTTATCTTGTGACATCCCTGTAATGTTAGCAAAACGGGCTAAGGAAGTAGCTGCTGAATCGGCTGACATGTTTGTTGATTCGCCCATATCGATCATAGTTTTGGTAAATCCTACAACTTTATCAGTTTGGATACCTAATTGCCCCGCCGCTTCCGCAACGTTTGCAATTTCTGTGTGACTTGCTGGCAATTCTTTTGCTAAATCTCTAAGGCCTTTTTCTAAATCATCATAAGAATAAATGACTTTACCGTTAGAATCGACCATCTCATCGTTGGTCTTTTTAACTCCAGTAAAGGCGCCTTCCCATTTTACCGCTGCGGTTGTTACTGCACCAACGGCGCCCGCAATTGGAAGTGTGATACCTTTAGTCATAGAGTCGCCGACTTTTTCAATGCTTTGACCGATACTTGCGGTTTTATCACCGAAACTTTTCATCGCACCATTCACTGTATTCAAATTACTAGGAATATCAGAAGCATTTGAATTAAGTTTTTTTAGCGAAGACACAGCACCATTCATCGCACTGGTAAAATTGTTATCACGTGCTGTAAGTATAGCTGTTACCGTTTTACTTTGTGTCACGTTGTTTCCTCCTTTCCTCAACAATTTTTCTTGCTTGTTCTAATCGACGAGCGTTTTCTTCTAGCTCACTTAGCTTTTCTACTTCTCGTTGCGAGATTTCCCCTCGCACATCGCGTTCAAGCTTTTCAAAGTCATAGACATCTTTCACTTCGTTAAAAATATAGCGTTGCCCTTTTTCATCTGGTGTTGTAAAAATACGTGTAGCTAACGCGTTAACGTATAGTTTCCTTTCTTCGTTAATTGCACGTAAATTTACAGCTTTTATCCGTAAATTAAATTCATAAGGAGTCATACGCTCAATTTCTTTTAAAGTGATATTGGGGAAATGTTGAAAACAAGTGACAACTATTTCGTCATAATCTAGGCTGTCGTTTCTTGTTGATTGACTTGTATCTGTTCCATGTAAGCCATGATTTTTTTGATTGCTTCTAGTGCTTTTTTCGTCCGAAGAGCCGTTAACGGTGCTTGCTCCAAGAAAGAGATAAAATTTTCAAACAACGTTAAAGCCTCTTCTGACGTTTCTAAGTAGTCGTCAATTTCTTTCGTTGTTAAGTCATCATAAGTAATTAACGCTGCGTGCATTAATTTTTGAAAGGCAAAAGCATCGCCATCATGTAACCCTCCGATCAGTTGGACAAAGCCATCTACTTCTTCAACGTCAGGTTTCAATGCGTTAATTTCATTTAAAAATTTAAAACCGAAAACCAAAGGATATTTTTTTCCGTTAATTGTTGCGATTGGTTTTACGTTTGTTGACATGTAAAATTCCTCCCCCAAAAAAAGGAAGACCTATACTAGATCTTCCTAATTATTTATTCGTTTTTCTGTAGTAATGATAAAAGTATTTCTTTTGTATCAGATGTTTTATATTCTATGTTTTTTTCATCTAACTTGGCTTTCATTTCATTAGCCGTCATGCTCATAGAATATGCAGATTGTATAACAACATCAGAAGTTCCTAACTCTAAAGACTCGTCATATAAAACAACCTTCACTCTGTCTGAAGCTTTAAGATCTTGTTTATAATATCGGAATTGTTTTTTAGAAGTTAATTCTTCTGATAATTTTACAGTTTGTTGCTTTTCATCATTCACAATTAAAGCAATTTTTGTCGGTGATATTCCTTCATATTTTCCTGTAACGTAATTACTACCTATAGAGTAAACA